GACAGCCACGAGTGCAAGTATAATCAGCATCAGAATCCTACGATTCCATGCAGCCATAGGTGATTCATTGTTAGATTGTTCACGTGCGCTTTTTAAAGAACCTTCTTTAGCAGCCAATACTTCTAGCATTAATTTGTTTTGATCGTGTGCTTGCTGAGATTTAATCGCTAATAGTTTGGCAAAGAAGCCAAGTGCGATAGGAATAATATGTTGTAGAATAGTCATCATTGAACAACTATAACCTCATAAACCATGAAAAAAATTTCTTAACAACAGTCTGTAACAATACGACGCATCGATGGACGAGGCTTTTTGTTTTTTTCCATATCCAATTCCATATCTTTTCGTACTCTGTCGCTACGTATGCGATCAATAGGGTTAGAATTATTAAGCCTATCAACGCTAGTATTATTTCCATGTTCTTCCTCCATTAAAAATGTAATGTACTCATAACTACGGCTACTACAATAGCCCCGAAGCCAGCCATGATTCCCCAGATTAATTTGTTAAGCATTGCTTCAATGCGATCTAATCTATGATGTATTGTGTCATATCTTTCTGCACAGAGCTTTTCGTGAGCAACTAATTCTTCATGCGGTGTCATATCCATTCCTATTTAAAATATGGGCCAACCATCCATGTCACCACAGAATACCTAACCCCTTTTGTTACTGGCTCTACGCCATGCACCATGTATGAAGGAAATACTAGCACAGTTCCAGCTTTTTGTGGAGGATAAAATGGTGTTCCCGTTGCATTGAGAAAAAATTTTCCACCCTCAAAATCATCATTCAAAAAAGCTAATACTGTAAGTTTCCTAGTTGTATCACTATGAATATGAAATGTATCAACGTGCGGATTGTAATGTCCGTCTGGTTCATACATTAAAAACTCTGTTTGGTTACTATGTGTAATGTTATATTGCCACCAATAATGGTTGGCATTAAGTGCCGTTGATGTCAGTATGCCTCCAATGCCTTGGTTCTGTGGTAACATGAATCGTTTAACATCACGTATTTCTTTATCAACTGTGCCTTCATCTCCACTACCACCAATAATAGGATCAAGTTTGTCATGTTCTTCTTTACTGTATTCAGTAATAATATTCTGACAGAATGATGTAGTTAGATGTGATTCAAATACAGCACAATCCGTTAATACACGCTCAGTTTGTTGATGTGCTTTAGGCTTACCTAAAGCTTCTCTGCCATCATACTTCTCATCTTTGTGTGGCCCATTAGCATCTACATAATGTAAGAATACTTGTGCTTGCCATTCCCCTTGAGTGTATTCATTACGCCAATGCTCGACTTCTTGTCCACGATACAGCACAGCATCACCGACTTTCATATTGACTGCATGCCCATCCATAAAGATAGGCCATACCTTACCATCAAAGCCAAGCGTAACTGTTGCACTAATCTCACAAGCTGGTCGATCAGTATGCCTAACTAATTCCTCACCTGGAGCATACAGCCTAGCGTATGAATAAGTAGGTAATAACTTGAGTCCACTTGCTGTTTCAAAGTGAGGTAATAAATCTTCTAATAACTTGTCAAATGTTTGATGCCCATGCACGGCTTGTGACTTTGGGCATTGAATATCTTTTTCTGTTAAACCATCCTTAACTGCTTGCTTAAGTATTTGTGTTAGCTCTGCACAATTCTGATCATCTAAAAAATCTTTGAGGTGAACGTATTTGTGAGCAGCAAATTGCTCGGCAGTCATTATGGATTGGTGATGACTTCAACAATAGACCAAGTTTCTGTGTCCCAATTCCATTCGTATGCTTCTGTTGGATTACCTTCTTCATCAACAGCTAACTCACCTGCTGTAGGTTGGTCTACTGCTTCAGGTAGTTTCTTGAATGATGATGACGCTGGATCATACCAGTATTTGTCCATCTCAACTGTATCAGCACAGTCATGCCATTGTAGATTTGAATGTACCTCAAAAGTATTAGCAGCATCTACTACTTCTAATACTCGATAGCCTGCATTATCTTTACCTCTCGGCTCGATAGTGCTTACTAATGCTTTCTTTGCCATTTGTTACTCCTAAGTTAAATTAATATTCAACAACAACTATACCTGATGCACCTTGTCTAGTAGTATTACCAGTTGGGTTATTACCATACTGACCTGCACCACCTGAACCATAAGCCTGACCAGTTGCGCCTGCATTGGGGTTAAGAACACTCATTCCACCCCCACCCCAAATAGAAGCACCACCACCAGGTTGACCTCCTTGTCCGCCTATTATATTAATAGCTCCACCTGAACCAGTTCCCCCTGCTGAACGATTAGCTGAAGCACCTAATCCACCTGCGCCACCAGTAGCACTGCAATAAGTACTAAAAGATGATGTTCCACCAGTTCCACCAGGTGAAGTATTAGCAGGGGATACTCCACCTGAACCTACTGTGATAGGAACAGGAGATGTAGGTATTGTTATTACTTCAATAGCAGTTCCCCCTGCCGCACCACCTACTGATTGGTAAGCCGTAGGAAATGAAAGGGGGCCACCACCACCGCCACCGCCAGTTACAGTGACTTTAACTTTAGTAACAGAACCAGGATTAGTCCATGTACCTGATGAAGTAAATACATCCATATTAGAGAATCCACCGCCAGCTGCGTTTGCCCATGTGAGTGTGCCAGCACCATTTGATGTTAGTATTTGATCAGCACCACCCGCACCCGCAGATAGTTTAGCTTCAGTAATTGAACCTGGAGCAACGCTTGCAGTAATGGCTGTTGTGCCAGAGCCTGTCACATCTCCAGATAATGTAATGGTTTCGTTAGCTTGTAATGCTGAATCAGCCGTTGCACCTTGTGCTGCGGTTGCATAATCTGTGGCTGCTGTAATTGCTGCTGTGCCTAAACCTAAAGATGTGCGAACAGTTGCTGGATCTTCGGCTACCCAATTAGTGCCGTCACCAACAATTACATTACCATCTGTTTTGGCAAGACCAGATATAGTGTCAAGATCAGCATCATGTGCTTGTATCGTTGATCCAACTTCAGCAGTTAAGTCAGCAGTTGTAACTGAACTTGTTGCTATGTCTCTTGCTTTAGTCACTTATACTCTCCTATTAATATTCTACTATCACTACACCAGCTGCACCAGGTCCACCAGCCGCTCTATTACCACATCCGCCACCGCCACCGCCATAATTAAGACCAGGAACGCCTGCTATATTAAGGTTTTGTCCTCGTCTAACTAAACTACCAGCAGATAAGTATGTTGTTCCACCCCAACCATTAGTAAAGTTAGCTAATATATCTGGAGCTCCAGAAGATACTGACTCCAAACCTTCAGGTCCGCCATTGCCACCATTCATATTTAAATTTCCTCCAGAACCAGCTCCACCAGCACCTCCATAAAATACTCTATAATCTGGTCCAGGTGAAGCTGTGACCGAACCAGCTCCGCCTGTTGCTGAACAATACGCACCAAAAGATGATGTTCCTCCTGTGCTACCATTGCTTCCAGAAGGACCGCCAGCACCACCAGAACCAACAGTAACTGGAACAGGAGATGTTGGTATGGTTGCTACTTCAATAGCTGTTCCGCCTCCGCCGCCACCACCTGAGTGACGGTAGTTGCTAGCTGGATGTGAGCCTCCAGCACCACCACCACCGCCAATAACAGTTACTTTAACTTTAGTAACAGAACCAGGATTAGTCCATGTGCCAGTAGAAGTGATAACGTCCATATTAGAAAAACCACCACCTCCTGTGGCTGCAATCGTAATTGCACCCGAACCATTAGTGACAGAAATACCTGAGCCAGCAGTCAGAGTTGCTTTATCTAATGTATTTCCTGTTGAATTACCAATGAGTAATTGACCATCGATATAGGTTGTTTGTCCTGTGCCACCTTTGCTCACAGCAACTGTGCCTAGTGTAGCTGTAATAGCTGTTGTGCCTGAACCAGTTACATCACCTGAGAGTGTAATAGTTTCGTTACCTGTCAATACGCTTGTGCCATTAACTTGAACATCTGCTGTTGCATTAACAGTTCCAGTAATACTAATGTCACCTGTGCCAGTAATGTTATTACTATTTAAGTCTAATGCACCACCAAGTTGTGGTGTTGTATCGGAAACTAAATCTGTATTAACAGTTCCCCATGATGAGTTTGTGCCATCGGTTGTAAGATACTTACCAGCATTCGTTGCTTGTGATGGTGTAACTTCATCAAAAGATTTGGGAACAAAATTAGAACCATTGTACTGAAGTAAATCATTTGTTACTACGCCAGCAGTATTAACATCATTCGCATCATCAATACTAAAGCTTGCTAATGAGAATGTGCCGTAAGCAATGATGTCAACTGTGTCTGTGCCTGATGTGCCAATCGCTGTGGCAAAAACAATGCTTGTGCCTGATGTTGCAGTGATGTCTGTGCCATTAACCATCTTGACACCATTAAGATAAACATCAACAAAACCAGCATCATAAGCAAGTGTATTGCCATTGGCATCAGCCCCTGTAATGGTTGTTGTGCTTGAAGATACGCTATATATAAATCGATCAGCCGTACCATTGACAGATGAACCCGCCGCTACCCAGCCACCCGATCCATACACTTTCATGGTAGATGTTGCTGTATCAAAGTATAAATCACCTATTTGTAATGCAGAACTGTCTGCTCTTGTTGTTGGTGCAGTTGCTGAAGGGCCATAGTAAACATCAGCAAAGTTACTAATGTCTACAATGTTAGTTGCAGCAGTTGTGACATCTGTTGCTACACCAGCAACTGTGGTGACATCACTTGCAATCGTGCCTACGGCTGCAAGATCAGCTGGATCCATTGCTGATACTGTGGCAATTTCACTAGAGATACCAGCTAATGTTGTTACATCACTAGAGATACCAGCAACTGTGGTCACATTTGCAGACACTCCTGAGACAGTTGTAACATTAGATGAGATACCAGCAACGGTTGTAACATCGCCTGATATGCCAGCAACAGTATTAATGTTAGTTTGGTTAGATACAGTTGGTGTGAGTTGATACCATGTCGTTGTGCCAAGATCATAGACCTTCATCACATTATTAGTTGTATCAAAATATAAAGCACCATCTTGTAGTGCATCACCATCATTATCTAAGGTAGGATCAGATGCTTTAGCTCCTAAGTATGTATCATCAAAGTTATCTGTATAAGCAGCAGCAGCAGCCTCACTTGCAGCGGCAGCACTTGCTGAAGATGATGCAGCACTTGCACTTGATGAAGCAGCACTCGCGCTTGATGATGCGGCACTTGCTGATGATGAAGCAGAACTAGCTGAAGATGACGCAGCACTTGCACTTGATGAGGCATTGCTTGCTGATGTTGCAGCTTCACTTGCATGCGTCTTAGCGGATTTAGTGCTTGTTCCATCTGGACTTGAAGCATCTTCTGCCCAAGCTTTGGCTGATCCACCTGAAGCAGTTAGATTACCTTGTGCATATTCTTTTGCAGAGTATTCAGATGTATCAACAGCAGCCCCTGTGGAGGTTGCCCATTCTTTAGCAGCACCTTTGCCTGATGTTGTAGTAACGCCTGTGCCACCAATAGACCATGCTTTAGATGAATAGTCTGTGGATTCTACAATACCATCTGTTTTAGTTGCCCATTCCTCAGCCTCGTCTGCAAAGCCACTTGCGCTTGCAGCATCCACCATAAGATTCCATTTAGCATAATCAGCATTGGTTGTAAGTGGTAAAGCACCAGAAGAAGTATGTGCAGTTATACAAATATAAACATTGTTATTCGTAGTATCTTTAACTAAGTCACGCTTACTGTAAGCAGTAGAAGCTGCCCAATCACCACGCCAATTACCTACAATCTCACCTGTAACTGGATTACCATCTGCATCAAACGCGAGTGTCTTGTTTGCCCTTATTGTATTTAAAGGCAATGTCATATCAATGGTAGTAGGATCAGTATTAGGTGCGCGTAATGATCGATCAGATTGTTCTAAGATTTGTTGAACAAATATGGTTTGACTATCAAACTCATCATTCAATGAGGTAGCAAAGAGTGGGCCACCTGTAGTAAAGTCTGTTGTTCTTTGAATAGTTCTATCACCGACAATGGTAATACGATCAGAAGCTGTAGGGGTGCTAGGAACATTGGTGCCTACGACAATTGTTACAGAACCTGTACCATCACCAGAGATTGATACAGTATAGTCTGTAGTAAGTGTCAGCTCAGTCGTATTAAAGTATACGGCAATGTCAGTTTGAGCCAATACTTCAAATGCAAATGCATAAGGGCCTACACCAGCTGAGCCAGTGTATACTATACGTCTCGTTGTGCTTGATATATCAATTGCCATAATGTTTACCTATCACCGATTAATGTGTTTACAGATTTTTCTTTCTCTGCTGCTTGTACTTTTTTCTTCTCTTGTCTTGCAATGGCATCACGTAAAGAACGATCAGACATTACATATTGATCTTTAGCAGCAGCATACATTTGCTGTACTGTTTCATTTATAATTTCTGCTTTCTCTATCTTATTAAGACGATTATTCTTACGCAATCTTTCCCCTAATTTTATAACAGTTTTGTCTAATTTTCCACCTTTAGTTGCAAGTCTAATGATGCCATTAATCTGTGATGCGCTTAAAGTCACACCATCAATGCTCTTATAGTTTTGCTTAGGATTAGGCCTATTTGCACCAAACTCAGCTAATACAGTATATCCTCCCGGAATTAAACCTTCAGTTGTTTTGAATGGGCCATATAAATCATATGTATTACCTAATCCATTACGTTCTATTTGCCCTGTAAGTGGGTCTAATGATGCTGGTAAATTAGGGCTGCAATTTTGTGTCTTGGCACAAATCTTAGAAAATGCTGTATTGTATCCTTCAATAGCTGGATTAGTAATTGAACTATATGCGTCATAGTCCTCTCCAATCATTTCGGCTGGAGCAGTACTTGTTTTTTCTGGATAAATAGAACGTTCCAAATCAGATTGAAAACCACTCCAAGGCCCTCCGATCCATACTGTTTCGCCATCTACTTCTTGCGGTATAGGTGTAGGAATACCTTGCAATGCATAGGTTGAATAAATCTCAGATATTTTTGCCAAAGAATTTCCTAATTCATCAGCAGCATCTTTTCTATAATCTATAATAGAGGCCATAGAAGCCATGGTTTGCATTAATGGATGTTCAGTCATATAATCATATGTTGACATCACAGCAGATGTATACAATAAATCTATATCTTCTGATGTAGCATTAGTGTTATAAGCAAACTCTGTTAAACTTGCAAATTGTGCTAACAAAATTGAGATAGGCTCAATGCCTTTATATGACACATAGATTTTATCTTTAGTAATACTTACGTTTGTTAACTTTTGAAATTGTTTAATTTTTTCTGGCGACAACTCACCTGTATTAAATACAAATGAATAAGGTTGCCAACCTTGTTTTTCAGCAAGCAATCTATCTTCATATGTGCCAAATGCACCAGCACCTGTAATATAACCATTCTGTGTTGCTTTGCTAATAACATATCCCCATCCACCACCCATAGTGACGCGTGCCATAGCTAAGTCACGTTGTACACCACCCGCATTCCAATTTTTCCAAAATCTTGGTGTTAAATAGAAAGTGAATGGATTACGCTCATTTGCTGCACCAAAGACATTAGACACAACACGCATAAATGGCATATGTACTTTAAGCCAGGGATTATTGAATACTTTTTCTAATGATCCTAATGTGCCTGTAATTTTTTGAGTATTGGTTGCATATCGACCATAATCAATAGCCTCCATGATCATGTCTTCAGTTGGGCTTTCTAACAATGTTTCAGCTAATTCAGCAGCTTTTTTATGAGCATCATCATAGCTCATACCTCTTTCAATTAATCGTTGTGCTTCAAAATATTGTTTACGTACAACTTGCATTTCAATAGATCGCCAAAAAGTTAAGCCTTTCATAAACTCATCTTCAGCCATCATGATGCGTCCACTAATGGTTGCCATCGTACCCATATACTCAATAGATTTAGATGCAAATTTTTCATGTGGATTATTACCAAAGTTATATTCAAAAGCACGCCTACCTACTGGACTTTGAATAACTTTATTGCCTAAAGGATCAGACAACTCATTCTTCATTAATGCTTTTTTGAATGCAGACCATGCACGACCCCAATATTGTGGCTCAAATGAAGCACCAATAATTGCTTCATCTAACACCATGCGTTCAGGATTAGCTTGCATAAAAGTTTTACCACCTATAGTAAAACCATCTTTGAATAAATAAGTGCGTGCTTTCCCCCAACCCACAGCAATAAAGTTTTCTGGAATCATTAAAGTGCGCATACCAGCAAAGCCTAAAATATTACGCAAATGAGAATCAACCTGAGAGATTAAACCTGTAACATAAATACTTGGTATAATTTCCTGAACCTTTTTATACCAAGGTGTATTAAGTTGTTCAGCCAATTTAGTACGAGTTGCATGATCTGTTTCACTCACATATTTTTTAGCAAATCTTTTAATAGCTTCTTGACCACCAAATACATCCATAGCTTCTTCTGCAAGTCTATCTTGCATTGGCCCAGGTTTACGAGCTACATTCAATACACCTAATGATCGAGCAATATCAACTTGTTGTTTTTTAATTTTCTTAGCTACAATACCTTCAAGGGTAACAGCATGTTGAAAATCTAATATATCTTGTGTTTTTAATCCTGTTCCACCCTTAGCAACTTTTTGCCCTAATTCATAGGCATGATTACTTACATCAGCTAGAAATTGAAATTGTTTATAAATATCTTTATAGTCTGCAATGGTTTTACCACCTTGGTATTTAGGTGATACCATTTTTTTAATAAACGCTGAATCATAAATAGGTTGTTCTACAATAGATAAAGTCACAGGTGCATTTGCATCTTCTGCCGTTTTTTCTGCATCACGCACATATTTTTCAGCACGCGCTTTATCTTTAAATATTTTGACTTGATTGCCATTTTCCATAATGGCATATTGTGGTGACATTAAGTCATCATGTAATTTAGTAAAATCAACTGTTTTATATTTGTCATATCCTTGAGCTTTTGACAACATTTCCATGTGTTGTTTTAAGCCATCTTCAGATTCAATGAGCAAGTAATTAAATGTAGTATGTGGAGGTTTAGCTTTATCTACATTCTTAATAACTTTTTTAGTAATCAAATCACTAACAGGTTTAGGAACTTTACCAGCAACTTTAATAGCATCACCTGTAAATACAGATTCAGTATGTATATTTTGATTAATTAAATCTAATGTAGCTGATTCTTGATCTTGTTCTGCATTAAAAACTAATGTATTAGGAAGTGGTTCTTGAATAGAAGTTTGATCTAACTGGCTATCAACCACATTACCCATAGAAAAACTATCAACTGATATAGGCTCTTCATCAGGACGTACAACAATTGTAGCAGTTGCAATATTTGCATCTTCTGTCATTTTAGTTACATCTTGTGATATGTCTCTATCTGCCATAATTATTTACCTTTAACACTTTTAACAACACGTTTGACATTTTTTGCAGTCAATGCACCAGGAGCAATAAATTGAATGATATCTTTTAATGGTTCACCTAAGCCTTCTACATCCCAGCCTTGTTCTGATAAAAATTTATCAATATCTTCTATCTTGCCCGGTACTGCTTCATAACCTTCTAAGAACCTTGTTAAACGATCTTTATCTGGATCATGAGGTTGGCCTTGATAATCTCTAGGACTAATGGCATTTAATAATCCACTTACTAATCCAACAAGTTCACTTGGTGTTCCACCAATACCTGTTACAACACCTTTACCCAAACCACTCACCATTTCAGGAACAGCCTTGGCATATGCTTGTGGCATAGCTTTAGTACTTTCTATTTGAATTTCTTCAGGTGTCATTTGATCTGGTGTAATGTCAATACGTGGCAGCATTAATTTACTTGCCTCATACTGCATAAACCTTGCATCTGTATCCACTTGATTAGTCATTCGTATAACCTCGTATTAAATTAATTTCACTCATGACTGCATCAATCTGAGTTCTATTTAAATCATAATTATCACGTAACAATTTTCTAGTTGCTTCGTCATTGCCTTGCCATAGCTTCATTACATCTTGTTCATTTTGTATTTTAATTTGATCTGAACCGATGGCTAATTGAACTGCATCAACAGCTTGCTTAATATTTTCTATATCTTGTGATTTTTGGAAATCATTAATTAATATATTGGCATAAGCCTCATCATCAAAAGCAATACCAGCTTTACCTTTAGCAGAAGCTTCAGCTAATAATTGATTAGTTAATCGATCAATAGCTTCTCGTTTAAAACGTGGAATCAAGCTCATATCATTAAATTCATTGACACCCATAGCCACTCTAATTCTATTAAGTCCACGTCTAGCATAATTCGTCATGCTATTATAATCATCTGTTAAAGCCTTAGCATCATTCCATGTAATAGATTGATTACTTGCTGCTGCCATAATATCAGTAAGACCAGCACCACCATAAAGTATTTTACGTTTTAAATAGATAGCATTTTTAATGGTATCGTTAGTACTTTCAATAGGTTTAATTAAACTGTCTACTTCTGATTTGCTTAATTTAATTCCCATCTCTTCTAATTTATCAATGGCTTGTAATCCAGACATTTTGCCACTTGCTCTATCAAGATAAATGTCAGTAATTTTTTTGTTATTATTAAACTCTAATTCTTTCTGCATAGCTTCATTTAATGTATTGCGATTTGTGTATTCTGCAATAATTTCTTTTTGCAATTCATCTTGTGTTTTTTGATCTAACGCAGCATACACATTAGACATCTTACCTAAATTGCCCTTTTCTAATTCTAATAACAAATGACTACCTTCAGGTACATGGTCAATATGAGTAGATAAATATTTTTTAATTGCGCCCTTATATGCAAGCTGTCTTTGTAAATCAAACTTCTCTAATAACTTAGCTTTTTCTTTAGGAACTCGATCTGCTAAATCACTTACACGTTTTGCATCAGGTGTTAATAGTGCATGTGCATCTATCATATTACCGTCAGTATCAATGAGCATATCCTCTAAAGCCACGCCATACATGTTAATCATGTTTTCAGCTTTATTAAGATTTTCAGCATTAATACGTAACACTTGATTAGCTAAAGCATTGTTATAAACTGCATTGCCTTTTAATGTCATGCCAGCTCTAAATGATGCCATTTGACTTGGATCAATTGTAGATAAGATTTTTGCTTGAGCATCAATCTTAGTTTGTAAATCTGCTCCTAACATTTGAACATCTACATCTGCACCAGCATCAATAGCTTGATTGATACGTTGTAATTCATTAACAAAGTTATACTCTAAATCTTGTTTAAGTAATTCTGATTGTGCTTTATGCGCAGCATCACCAAATACTGTACCTTCTGCATGAAACGCTTGATTAGGGTCTTCTCCACGTTCTACAGCTTTAGCAATTTGTTCTAAAGATGGTCGGTTAGTTACACCATAACGCAAACCCATGCGTTCTGCTTCTTTCTCTAAATCTTTATAAATGAAACCAGATAAGCGATCAAGACGAGCTTCTAATGCTTGTGATGATTGTATGGCATATTTAATATCAGTTGCTTGTAACTCAGTAGGTGCTTCTGCTCTAACAGAACTTGTATATTTATCTTGGGCCACTATACAGTCCTCCCCGGAAATCCTAATCGATCATACATGTATGCAGCTTCACCGAATTTAGCAGCAGAACTTAAATAAGAATCTCTAACGGCAGCATCGCCTGTAGCTTTAAAGATACCAGATTGTACATTGCCATTAATAATTTCATTTTCAAGATTCATTAATGCCATTTGATAATCTTGACCGTATTCTTGTTGATTAACAATTTCTAATAATTTAGCTGAACCATCTAAGCCATATACGCCACCTGAATAACGATGCGCAAGTAATGTAGAATTAGCAATATTAAGTGCTTTCATATGTTTAAGTGCATCTAATTCATAGTTTAATTTTTTACGAGCTAATTCAGCTTGTAATTTAGCATTTTCAATTTGCATCAAGCTTTTTTGCATTTGACCTTGTTGTATTTGTTGCATAATACCTAGGCCTTGTGATGCCATGTAACCGAATTGTTTTACAGTAATATCGCCAAGTAAATCTGTACCTGTACTTAATAATGGTCTATTTAAAACATTACTAATGCTACTGCCAAGTGTACTAAAGAATCCTCCACCACCCGGTGCAATAATAGCTGGATTCATCATCATAGATGCACCCACTTGTGCCATAGGCACACTCATAGCTGCGGCAGTTGTTAAGGCCGGGGCTGCAACAGTAGCTGCTGCCATGCTTCCGCCAAATGCACTTGTTGCTGCTGGAATTGCGACTGGTAATCCCATTTATCTTCCTTGATGTACTGACACTTTATATTCCATACCTAATAAGGTAAACTTTAATGGCGCAGATTGTGTCACCGTAATCTGTCCATCTGCACTATAGCCTAGTATACCATGCAACGTCTTTGTTCCTGTATACTCTGGTACTGCTTTGTCTAATGCGCCAGCACCTAAAGCACGAATAGGAACTAAATTATCATTAATGACTAAGTTCTGTGTTTGATATAATAATGCGTTTACTTCAACAATACGTTTTCTAAAACCAATACGTGTACCCGCATCAATCCTTAATTCAAGTGGCATTGTCTTAATTTCAACTGAGATAGGTAATCCAACTTCACTTGATGTAGTGGGTGTATTAACAAAGGTGACAGCACTATCAGCCGTTTGATCTAATTCTACATAACCATCAGAAATCACATTAACGGTTGCGCCATCAATGTGTGATGCATCAAGACTAGAAGCAGTAGTGCCGACAACAGCAGAATCTGTGAGTCGTTCAGTTTCAAATACCTCCACATAATATTTATCTGTTCCACTATCAGCACGCTTAGCAACGGTATAAATGTCTGTAATATCTACACCGACATCAATGAATGAACCTACCGTTGTAAACTCAGAAGGTGCAATAACATTTTGCGCACGTAACAATGAGAAGGCAGCTATTGTGCCATCGGCTGCATTAACGATTAATAACAAATCGTTTTCGTCTGTATTAACAGCACGTCTAATATCCATACGTTTTGGATTCTTTAATAGATGGCCTGATAACAATGAAATCTTAGATGTTAAATAAGTTAACTGTGTATCAGAGTAAGCGATCTCAGATAAAGCCTTACCTTGTCTTTGTATAAATAAAATACCTGATTCTAATTGTTTGACACGCACACCCTCTTTACATCCATTACGTGATGTAGATGACAAGAAAAAGTCAGTTGGTGTAATAGGTGTTAATCCTTCTTGCGGAACATAGAATTCACCACCCGTAGTAAACACTTGAAGATCACGACCACTAATAATATCAACGATAGCATTATAAGTATTAGTATCAAGAGTAGCTTCCACAGCATCATCATCTAATCCTTCCACAGGCTCAAAATCAAAGAATAAAGCAACTTTAGAACCCCATATTGTTGATGGTCTTGATTTAGAACCACCAAAAAATAAACGTCCTTGATGAAATGTAACTGATCTAGGCCATCCACGTGATGCTGACCACACATCTTCATAGCCTGTTTCTAATTCCCATTTACCATTAGCAATAGCTGATGTATCAAAGAAAGGAAACTCAGTCACAACTTTAACAGATGTAGTACTTACATACTCTACAATTTTAGCTCGACCTTGTGGATCAGCATTGATGTATTGATTGACATGACCACTATTAAATACAGCAGAGGATGCAGTTAATGTAACCTTACCTGATACAGCGCTTGGTGTAATTGTACCCGCTGGATTAGATGTACTGACTGTAAATGCATGCTTAGGTGTTGAATCAAATGTAATGTTTGAAATTGTCCATGTTGAATCATTTGCACCACGTACAATTTTTATTGGACGATGATCTTCATGAACGATAATAAGTGTATCGGCTGATTGAGTCCAAACAATATGATCTAAATGTGAGCCAGTTAAACCATAAGTAGATGTATCTAAATATGGATTGCCTGAGCCATTAATATTAGTTATAAGAACTTTGTCTTTATAAATATACATTCTGTCTGTAGTAAAACAAAGCATATAGCTATCATCTACAGAGAATTCAAATGATATTAAACGCACACCATTTGCTGGTGAACCTCCAAGTTCATTAATAAACTTAGTTCCAGGTCTACGTCTAACTCCACCTTGAGGTTGACATACAACATTCTTAGCACGCTCTAAACCATTTTTGTAAGATTCAATATCAACACGTGAGCGAATTAATGGATCAAGCTCGCCCGAAGTAAAGTTAGTTTGTACGTTTACAAACCTAGCCATTAATATCTCACATCAATTAAAGAGAAGTCTTGTATTGCGTTTGTTGGTTGTCCTTGTCCATCAATGTTCATTGCTTGTCTCATGTAACCACCTCGGCCATTTTCGCCAGGTGTGCCTTCAGCAACTTGTTGCCAATAAGCAGACTTTTCATTTTGATCTGTAATCGGCATTGCTAAATGCCAAGCCATTTGGTATTTCAACAATTGAACAAAGAAATGCGGTAGTGCATATTCAGGTATATTGTATTGGTAATCAATGTATACCTTTTCATAATTTGTTAATACTTTATCGCCTTGAATTTTATAATCTCTTCGAGGCACTGCATAAGTTGTACTTGTATCATATAACGCTCTAGGTCTTGCAATCATGTCTGATGGCATTTGATACTCGTACTTGTATTCGTTAGTGGGTGTTGTAATTAATCGAGCTAATTGAACTTTTTTAAATGAAAAGCTCCATGGATAACTTGCTAATGTTTTAATCTTGACATCAGGGTATAGCCTACTACAAATGTTCGATTCATCTGTCCCTTCTGTAAAAGACGAAATTGGACTTGCGCCTAGCATTAATAATGCATCAGAACATATTTTAATATCGGTATCACCAGTTGCCATTTAATATCTCCAAATGTGCAAATAGACGGGAGCATACACCCCCGTCATCTGCATTTTTACTACTTAGTCTGCGTCAGCTACTGATAGTGCTGTACCATCAGAAACGTCAACAACGCCACTTGCATTAGAAAGTACAGTAACTAATGTTGATGTAGGAACAGAAGCGTCCCATACATGAATTAAGTCACCTACTTTTAATACAGTAGAAGCGCCATTGAAATAACCAGATGTATTAATATCAGCTATTGCATCTGCGGCTGGTGCTGTATAACTCCACATTTGAGGAGCGTTACCAGCTTTAGACTGACCACCAATCGGTTGTAGGTTGTCTTTAGTATAAGCCATTATAACTTCTCCTTATCTTAAGATTCACGACATGTGAGTTGAACAATACCCTCAGCATCAATCGCAACAGCAGCAGCAGAAAGAACTGTATTTACTAAGTAAGAAGTTTTTTCTGCGATGTAGTTGATTTCGGTGCGAGGAGCGATACCTTCAGCATAACCCATAGCTTGCTTGTGGAATGCCCAAACAGTTCTATCTAAAGAACCATCAATAGCAAGACCACCTTCTGCACGATCACCCAATACATGGAACTTAAAGCCTAAGAATGTATCAAGTTCACCTTGTACTAAAGCTTTAATTGTATTGAAATCAGATGATGTAACAGCGTTTTCTGAAAGTAAATTAGCTAAAGAATTAGCATGAATAACGATATGACGATCCATTGGAGGAACGTTATTTTTATCCATAAGTTTTTTAGCTTCACGTAGTTTAGCTACGTTTAAGTTTGTATCAGTACCACCAATGTCGTTAGAAACGGTCAATGATGTGCCTGAAGCTGTTAATGCATCAATAATTAACTGATCTTGACGGCGACCAATAGCACTTGATAAAACTTGTACTAACTCTTGTCTTTCGTCAAAGTTAACTTTTTGTTGCATAAAAATATCAGAATACTCAGCAGCATTCCAATCTTGTAGTGTTGCAGTTACTTGTGAAAAATCCACATTAAGAGGTGTAACATCGGTTTGTGGTACACGAAGTGTAGCCGCCCCTTTACCTACTTTTGGAAATTTCACAACTTCACCCTCAACGCCTCGTCTCATGCGTGTAGCACCAACTAATTGTGCTTTAGCTTGGTACGCCTGTTTAACTTCGGCATCAAAGAGTGAAACAAAAGCATTAGATA